AGGTGGAACCTTCATGGATCTAAACCCATTCAACTATTGGTATTCAGTGGATTGGCTGGCGATCAATGTTGCATTGTCTTTGGCCAATGCAATCATCAATGGCAGCAACAGCTCTACAAATCCGCTGTATTACAACCAAGCTGGTATCAACACTTTGCAAAAAGTTGCACAAGCTACGACCAATAACGGCATTGCCTTCGGTCTTATCTTGTCTCCCGCAACAGTCAATGCAGTGCCTTTTGTGACTTACACTTCTCAGAACCCCGGCGATTATGCCGCAGGTATCTACAAAGGTTTGAGTTTGACATTTGTGCCGCAACGTGGATTCTCGTCAATCACGATTTACTTGACAGCAAGTAATATTCCGACTTAAGGAGCAAAATAAATGTCAAACCCACAAGTCGTACAAGGTACATTGAATCGGCTGCTTGCAAGCGTCGTGTACGCCAATTTCACCAACCTCAATGTGACATCGCCATACCTGTCAAAAGAAGCAATCAGTATTTCTTTTGACGGTGATACAGCAATGTTGATTAACACTTTGACGGGCGCTGTTACAAGTCCTGAACCATATCAGTTTGCGACTGTTACGATTCACTTATTGCGCACTCAAGCATTGGCCAATGCGTACAAAACGCAAATCGAGACAAACACCACGATGGGTTCCGTTACGGTATACCCTGACACGGTTACTTTGGCTCCCTATGAATTGAACAACTGCGTTTTGCAGAGCGTTCAAGAAATTGCATTTGATGGTACACAAGCTGGCCTAGTGGTTCGCTTGCGCGGCGTCTACGCAATCAACTCTTCACTGTTTGCTGCTTCTTAAAGGAACTAAATGAAAATCGACCGCGCTCTGAATCTCGTGATGCAAATTCAGACCGCTAAAAATGGTTTAGTGTATGTTCACTCAACCCCTATTAGCAGGTCTATTTTTGAACAGTTCTACCTTGAGATTGGCAAAGTGTTTAGTCAATGCTTTGACAGTGTTAATCAAGCCCATCTTGCACTTTCTGCACCACAACTAGCTTATCCCGCCTTGAAGTCGATTTCGATAAAAGCAGGTAACTGGGAAGGTGCAGGCGGTGTCAAGTTTGGGCTTGTCAACGAGATAGTTCGTTTGACCAACGTGATTCTCAATGGAGATCAAGGCTGGTATTCTTTACCTTTTGATACTGCTGTAAAACGCGGAATTATTGATGAAGATGAAGAAGCAGAGGTTTTGAGCTCTTTGGTTTTTTTTACTGCAATCTCCAAGGTTGCGCCCAAGGATCTGAAGGATTCTTTCTTGGAGATGGCGGGGTCGTTAAGAAATTGGGAGCTTACATCCTTGGACTCTACGGCATACCAGAATGGTTTGCCGATCTTGACCAAGGAAGACAGTACTGGAGAGACAACCCCAGTATCATCGCTGATCTCCTAGATTATCTTAGCGGCGCGGCTTTTGGCACACTTGTAAGAGAATTTGACGGACAATGGATCGACGCTGAACAGTATCGTCAACGACATCTGATCAAAGCGATTGAAAGTAAGTCATTTTTTTAATCTAACAGAGATCAGAAAATGGTAGCAAAGTCAGTCATTGAAATTGATGTTCTCGACGCAAGGTTTAAAACCTTTGTGGCTGAGTTTGAAAAGGTACAAAAAGCCGTCAAAGCCATGACTATTGAGTGGCAAAAAATTGGTGCGGCCAGCACCAAAGCCACGCAAACAAACAACAAAGAACTTGACAAAACTGTCAAGGCTCAAAAACAGATCAGCGCAGAAGTAGAAAAAGCTGATAAGAATCAAAAATCGCTTAACAAATCAATCCGCGACGGCAACCGAGAGTTATCTACTGCCGCCAGAACCGCCGCATCGATAGCGGGTAGTCTGGCAAACGCGGCGCTCTCTGTAGCTAAATGGACAGCCTATGGCGCAATAGGTGGTGGATTTGGATTCGGCAGTCTTGCATCCAGTGCAAGCGACTATCGTAGACAAGCGCAAGGTTATGGAGTTTCAACTGGTCAACTTCGAGCCGCGAACACCAATTTTGGTAAATATATTTCACCTGAATCGGCTCTTGGAAATATCGCCAACATTAAAAATGATTTAAGCAAACAGTGGATTTTGACAGGCATGGGAGTTGGTGCAAATCAAAACCCAGCGGAAGCTTTACCCAGTGCTATACGTAATGCAGTGAACATATTTAAACAAGGTGGTCAGAGTCAACAGTACGCGCAAGCGCGCGGATTAACTGAAGTGTTCAGCCTTGAAGAGCTACGCCGTTTGTCCTCTCTTTCTGAACAAGAGCTTTCAGATACGATCGATGCGTATAAACGCGATCAAGAAAAAATGGAAGTTTCTGATTCAGATAGCAAAGCATGGCAAGATTTTTGGGTTCAATTGAAGCGATCAGGAGAGTTAATAGAAACAGCTCTAATAGGAAAATTAGTTGCATTAGCCCCCTTATTAGATAAATTCTCGCAAAACATCACGAATATCTTGCTTAAATTTGTAGATTCTCTTGGCCAATATCTTGCCAGCGATAGATTCCCTCAAGACGTAAGGAAGTTTTCTGACGCGCTTGTTGCGCTATTTGAGATTGTAAAGAAAGTAGCCAGATTTATGGGTGTCTTACCAGACTCAAAAAATTCGGCAAGAGAATTCAATCCACAACAAGCTGAAGAAGCAAGAACACTTAGAGAGTCGTCCAGCACTCCTAAGACACTACAGGGGAAGCAACAGGCTGCATATAAGTTCTATCGTCAGATGGGTTTAAATCACTATGCTGCTCTAGGCATGGTTGCAAATTTAATGCAAGAAAGCTCGATGGATGAAAACGCATTGAATTTTAATCCTGATACTAAGGAAGAACATAGAGGTTTAATGCAATGGGATAAAGGTAGATACGCAAACTATTTGAAGCTCTATGGAGATCCTAGAAAAGATAAGGATGCTTTCTACCATCAATTGCAATTTTCTATGCAAGAATTCAGCACGACTGAGAGCAGAGCCTACGATAAATTAAAAAAGGCAATTGATATTAAAGGTGGTGTAGAAGGTGGATTGGCAGCAGAACGTCCAGCTGCTCCCGGTACATTTGCCTATTCAAGAGAAGTTGAACGCCGAATGCACATTGCCAACACGATAACCATCAACGACAATACGGGCGGTAGTGTGACCACAACCACGAACACATTGCCCGGCGCAGGATCAGCACAATGACCTCAATTGCAAAAACAGCTTTTAGCTATTCTTTTGAGACATCCCCGCTTCTATTAGAAAACGGGATTGCGCAATATTCTGTTGACGCTACTTTGCCTATCATTGGTCTGCTTGAGACTTTCTTTGGCGAATATTTTGCCCAATTCAGAGTGTTGCCCGGCAGTACGCTCGAAGAATGGCAAGTAGCAGAATACCCTTTTGTCAACCTTCAGATGGCGGCTAACGCAACAGTTCAGATGCCGTTAAAGGTGAGCATGTTGATGATTTGTCCAGCACAAAACCCCGGCGGGTATTTGCTCAAACAGCCGATCATCACCGCGCTGAAAGCGCTATTTGACTCTCATGTATCGCAGGGCGGCACATTCACTGTGCTCACCCCAGCATATACGTACATAAACTGCATATTGACAAGTATGCGCGACGTCAGCAGCGCTTCAGACAAACAAGTGCAATATATGTACCAGCTCGACTTTGTTCAGCCATTGGTGACAACGCAAGCTGCTGAAAGAGTACTTGGTGCTTTGATGAATAAGGTTGCGAACGGTCTTCCAACTCTGTTGTCTAATTTCAATTCTGCGCCAGCCGCAGTCCCACCATTACCTGAATAATCATGGCAACAGTCGTACCTTTCCAACCTTCATCAACGTCCAATTTTCAATTCAACTTGACTTTGGATGGCGGGTCATACGTTGCTATTTGCACGTGGTATGCGTATGGTGCTCGGTATTACGTATCCATTTACGACACTTTTAAAAATCTTATCGTGATTCGGCCAATCGTAGGGTCGCCCGACAATTACGACATAAATTTGGTGTTTGGCTATTTCACGACATCTACTCTGGTTTATCGAGTCAGCACTCAAAGTTTTGAGGTGACTTGATGCGGTATTACGAGATAACGATAACTCAAAGCCAAGCCAACCTTTCGGCGGGGAATAAAGCTTTTTCGCCGATCACGTTTTCCACGCTCAACTCTAGCGGATTGAACAATCCATCTGCGTTAAAGGTTGAGATAGATGCTTTTCAGACTTACTATCATCAGCCATCACAACACAGTTTTTTAAGGATTTCTGGCGTGTCGTATGACATATTGAAGCAAGGCAACAACTTCAATAACGCTAATATCAGCATCAAAGTAGGCATGAGCAAAGGTTTACCTTTTGCCACCCCTTCACAGCAGGGCGAAATCATCAACGGGTCTATTTTTCAAGCCTTTGGAAATTGGCAAGGAAATATGGTAACGCTTGATCTGGTGATTTTGTCGTTCAACACAAACATACTTACACCAACAAACTTAAGCTTCACATGGGATAAAGGCGTAAGTTTGGAGACAGCTATACGTACAACTTTGCAAAATGGATTTGGCACTTTCGATGCGAATGGTAAAAGAAGTGCTGCAAACGTGTTTGGAAACTTAGATGCTCGATTGATATACACAGAAACTCAGCCATATACGTATAACAGTTTGCAATCTTTTTCTTACGCAATGTGGAACATAAGTAAACAGATAATACCTGACCCTACTTATGCTGGCGTGGGTATATCCGCTATTTCAAGCGGATTTTTACTCGATGATGGCACAGCGCCAATTGCAAAAACTGTTCAACTTCAATATCAAGATTTGATTGGCAACGTCACTTGGATAAACACTGCAACGATCCAAACAAAATTGGTGATGCGCGGCGATATAACGATCGGCGACTACATCAAATTTCCAACCTACACACCTGTTAACGAAGTGGCGGGGAATAATTCGCAAGCCAGAAACAACCCTTCTTTTAGTGGCGTGTTCAGGGTCAACAAGATTCGCCACGTAGGTAATAGCCGACAAGCCGATGCAAACAGTTGGGTAACGATACTCGATTGCACGGTACAAAACACGCCAATGGAATGGTACGATTAAACCATGCAAGCACAAAAGACCCCCTTTGCAATTGCAATAAACAATTTTACACAGGCCAAGATTGAGTCTTTTCAAGACGTGCTTGGCTATGTATTGCCGTGCTCTGTTGCAGCGGTAAACGGGTCTATGGTGACGGTGAACTTTGAGGTCTTGCCAAATGCAGACATCACTTTCCCTCAAGTCACGTGCCCTATAGCTGAAAGTCAATATGTGCGCCTTCCAGTACAAGTCGGCGACTTTGGAATTTGTTTGCAAGCAAGCACGCGCTTGGGTGGCATATCGGGGCTTGGCACAGGTAAAGCGCCTTTAGGTCTTCCCACTAATTTGGGTGGATTAGTGTTTCTACCTATAGGCAATACGAATTGGCAAACTGTTGATCCCAATGCAGTCAACATCAACGCGCCGAATGGCGTGGTGATCCGGGATACTAACAGCAACACGGTCATTACGCTGACACCTTCTGGTGTCGTTGTAAATGCAAAAACTTCTGTGATATTAGAAGTTGGCAGCAATTCAGTGGTGGTCAATTCGAGTGGCGTAACCATAACAGGCACGCTGACAATCAATGGTAAAGCTTACTTGTCCCACGAACACAGTGGCGTTGCGACAGGCAGCAGTAACACAGGAACGGTCGTGCCATGAGAAACTACGGCGTAGACGCAAATAAAAATTGGGTTGAGATAACCGACCCGAACTATGTATATTTGTCCGCAACAGCACAAGCTTTGCGGCTAAATTTAAACGAAAGTCCGATATATGGAAATTACGGTATTCCCGCACAACAATCTGTTGCAACACAAATTGCACCTAACGCGGCGATCGTTCGGACGCAGAATCAATATGCACCTTACTTCTCCAGTTTGGTGATAACAAATCAACAAAATACACCTCAGCCAACCTATAATATCTCTGCAATTTTCCAGAATGGAGTGGTTGTGTCTTCGGTGGTCGCAAGTTAAACAAAGGGCTTTATGGCAACGATTACTTCCGCTGGTGCAATACCAGCCAATCCAACAGATCTATTGAATGCGGAACTTGCCGCTGCGCAAGCTCTTTCACCCGGTTTGACTGCTAATCTGCCCGGTTCTTTAGTGGAAGATATGGCCAGTACAGCGACAGGCGCTTTGGTCGTTCAAGATCAGGCTTATGTTGATTTGGTCAATTCTATTAGCCCTTATACGGCCAACCCATTCGTCTTGTATCAACTTGGCGCTGTATATGGCGTGCAGCAAGGCGTAGGCTCAAACACTTCTGTTTATGTGACTTTTACAGGTTCTGCCGGATTTGTGATTCCGGTAGGTTTCACCGTATCTGACGGTACTCATCAATATACGGTTCAAGACGGAGGAATCATCAGCGCAAATGGACAAAGCACCGCGCTGTATTGTTTGGCGACAGTTGCGGGTTCTTGGTCTGTGCCTGCGGGTACTGTGACTCAGATCATTAGCTCCTTGCCTTCGGGCTATTCTTTAACTTGTACCAATTTGAGCGCAGGACTGCCCGGCGCCACAGCTCAAGCCGTATCCGACTACCGCGCGCAAGTTATTCAAGCTGGGTTGGCAACGGCACAAGGCGTGCCTCAGTTTTTAAAAACGCTGTTGTTAGAAGTTAATGGAGTCCAGCCAAATTTGGTGTCTGTTCGCAATATCGGAACGGCACAGTGGGAAGTAATTTGCGGAGGAGGAGACCCATATCAAATAGCAAACGCTATTTTTGAAGGGGC